TCGAGGCAGCTAAGCCCGAGTCTCTTGCTTACAGTGTTATTCGGGTGCTAGTTCGGCGATGGGTTTAGGAGCGGTTTTAACTTGAAAGGAAACAAAATGGCAGAATCGAAATTTACTTCAGGGCCGTGGGTGGCCGAACACGCAAAGGCGTTTGGCAACACCTACAGGATTAGGGCAGGCAGCCTTGTTTTGTGCGCGGTAGTAAGCAGAGAGTTAACAGGCAGCGAGCTTGACCTAGAAGAAGCCAAGGCCAACGCCGAACTTATGGCCGACGCTCCAAGGTTGCTTGAGGTGCTGCGGAAAGTGCTTGAGTATTCGCACATTAACCAAAGCTGGTTGACGCTCGACGAAGCGGAAGCGGCTCACACGGAGGCCTATAAGCTTCTCGAAAAACACGGCGGCTAGATTATTGCTTGGTGGTTTTAACTGAGGGTGAAATGATGGCAGCTAAATTCGAGACTATTCAGATACCGACTGTCCCGCTAGAAAACATCAAGCATTTTATGGATGCTTGGACCGAGTCTTTTTGTATCTACCGGGGCATTATGGTTTTTTTTGATGAGGACAAAGACACTAGGGTCTTGCAATTCATCGACGACCTACCGGACGGCGTTCAGAAAAAGCTTTTTGCGATAGGCGAGCGCAAGGCGGGGCTAAACATGGTATGGAAAGGTAAGGTTCCTCATAAGTACCGCGAGGGCGAAGAGTTCGAGTGTTGCAGCGATCTGTTTCATATCGTCGAAGCCTTCGAGTACTCACCTACCGATCCATGCCAAAGAGTGGTTCCGGCTCCGTTTGTGGCGATCGACGAAAAGGTTTGCGTTGTAAGGGGCGATGCTTACATGATCCGAAATTGGCTTGCTAGGGTTGGGTTTACGTTCGACAAGGAGGCTAAGGCATGGACTCAGTTAGTAGCGATCGATCAAATGGGCCGAGGGTATTTTCAATGGAAGTACGGCGGCGTAACCCGCGTTTGGGATTTGTCCGACTTCATCGAAGCTTGCCCTAATTGGGATCCGGCTCGCAAGCTTACGGTTTCCTTCGAGTAACGTATTCCCAAGGATTCAGCAATGGTTAAAATGATTGCGTCAGTGTGGCAGCTAGACAAGAAACACAAACCCCCTCGGTGCATCTTTGCGCGATCTAGCGCACTGGCTGCCACGCTTTTTGCATCGAGGGGGATTTTTTGGACAGGGACGCCAAAATGAGCGGCAGCGACGACGGCAGCGGAAAGCGAAAAAGCCCTGGGGCAAAATCACCTGGGTTCTGGTTCTTTACGGGCGATTGGCTTAAAGATCCTGAGTTGCGGTTTTGTTCCATTTTTGCTCGGGGTTTGTTAGTCGATTTGCTTTGCTTCATGTTCGAGTCCAAAGAGCGGGGCTATCTGATTTGGCCGGACGGATCGCCAAGGTCAAACGAAGATATCGCCGACGCGGTTTCAGGCGGGGACCGTTCCGAGAAGGTAAAAGCGATTGAGGAGCTCGAAAGAAAAGGCGTTTTATCCAGGGATTCAAGGGGCGTTTTGTATTCTCGACGGATGGCTAGGCTCGGGGAAATCTCGCAGATGCGCAGCGAAGCCGGCAGCAAACCGAAAGCAAAACCGGAACAAACGGCGAACAAACCTGGAACAAACGGCGAACAAAAACCGGGGGTTACGGTTTCGGATTCTGTTTCTGTTTCTGATCCGTTAGTTAAAACCCCCTTAATCCCCCAAGGGGGAGAAGCGGTAGCTCCTGCAGGAGTGGACCAAAAGCCGAAAGCGACCGAACCGCCCCAAGACGAAAAACCAAAGCGCAAGCCCAAAGAGACCGTCGGCGAATTCCTTGTGCCACCAAGGCTAGACTCTCCAGAAATTCGAGAGGCCCTTGAGGCGTTCGAGCGAATGCGGGTTGATATCGGGCATCGCATCAAGGATCGATCGAGGCTTTGCCTTGGGTGGGATAAAGCATACCGCGACAAAACGCACTTATTGGATTGCATTCAGTATGCGATAGCGAATGAGTATCAGGGCATCAAAGCAAGGTACATCGAACCAGAGCGAAGCCCAGCGACGGGCAAGCCGATCAAGCGTGAATCTGATTTACCGAAAGTAGACTCTAATTGGGAGCCAGCATGAAACTACACAGCCAGCACATTGAAACAGCCAAAGCGATTGAGACGCAATTGATTGCCGGTGTTCTTCTCAGGCCAAAGGATTTCCACCAAGCATCAGGGATCGTAACGCAGGATGATTTTTTGTCCCAGTCAATGGCTGACCTTTGGGGGGCGTTTCATGCGATGGCAAAATCAGGCGTCGAGTTTTGGCGCGAATCGGTAATGCTCTCGGAGCTCATCAAGAGCGGCGTAATGGAAAAGATCGGCGGGCCAGCGATCTTGGGGGACTTGATTACCAAGACGACCCCGGGCCATGTTTTGTACCATGCCGAAGAGCTAGCGAAATGGGCAGAGCGTAGGCGGGTTGTGGTGGCCTTGGAGCTTGCGTTGGCAGAGGCCCAAACTCTATCCTTCGAGCCAGACGACGTTATCGGGTTTGCTCAACAAAAGCTAGCCAAGGCCAAGGGAACCGGCAGCGACGACATAGAGCAAATCGGCGAAATGATGTCGAACTACCTTGGGGTTCTTGAGGATGCAAGATCAAGCAAGGTTCAATCCTCGGTGGTTCAAACTGGGTTTCGTGAACTTGACGAGGTTTTATCAGGCGGCATTCCCCTAGGGTCTTACGCAATCCTTGCGGCGCGACCGTCGATCGGGAAATCAGCAATGGCTATGGATATCGCGCATCACGCAGCGGGCAGCGGGCATCCGAGTCTATTTGTTTCGCTCGAAATGTCGAACCAGCAAATCAGCCAACGGCAATTCGTTCGAGACGCCAACATGCGCATCACGGAAATGCAGACGCTAAGCTACACCGACGAAAAGGTATTCGGGATGCTAAAGGCTTGCGACGACGCAAGGAAGCTACCTTTGTACGTCTGGCAGGCCAGCGGGGCTAATGTCGCTAGGATTGAATCTAGGCTACGTGCCGAGGTTGCCAAGCGTGGTATCAAGTTGGCGGTAATTGATTACCTTGGGCTAATCAGGGCCTCGGAGGGCAAGTCGATCTATGAGCGGGTGACAATGATAAGCAACGATCTAGCCCGGATCAGCAAGCAGTTAAATATTGCGTTGCTAGTGCTTTGCCAGCTGGGGCGTCAAGCCGAGGGGGAAGTACCAGGGATCAGCAACCTACGCGATTCCGGCGCAATCGAACAGGATGCGGATATCGTAATGCTCTTGCATCGAGAGAAGCGGGACAGCGAAACGGCTAGCCTGTTGCTTGAGAAGCAAAGGAACGGCAAGATCGCGCAGATTACACTTAGCTTCAACGGGAAGCGATTTTCGGATGGTTTCATGCAGGCTAAACCCTTGCACGATAATTTTAACAACGGAGCTTTTTAATGAACAAGCAGCAAGTGGAAGACAGAGAACAATTCAGGCGGTACGCAGAGGCGGCGTTAAGCGGGCTGGATTTGAGCGGAATAGATTGCTCGATTGAAGCGGCGAAAATGGCCTTCGATAAAGCTATTGCGATGATGCTGCAAGAATCGCGGTGCTGGGAGATTTACCAGCTTCACGCCCTTGAGGCTATCGTCGACGATGAGCGAATCAAGCATGAAGGAAAGTGAGACCGACGACGAAAAGACCCGCAGCCTACAGGACAAAGTGTACTGGCTGGAAATGCGGGTGAAGATTTTACAGGAACGAAACAAGGAGCTTAGGCAATGGATCACGAAACTGACAACGAAAAACCATCCAGCACGGAGGGCGGGGAAATGAGCTACAAAGCAGGCGACAGGGTTTGGGTGTTGTGCAAGGTGATTGAGCCATGCGAGAGCCTAATGAAAGTCACGCCGAGCGGCAACGATAACTGGTTTTGGGCCGGGAAAGGACAATGCCGACCCGTCGAACCGTCCAGCTCTTCGGAAATCCCGAATAGTTCGATTGGTCCTCTAGCGGTTGGCGATGCGGTGCGATTTGTTTTGCCGGGACATGATCGGCACGGGACGGAAGGCACCCTAAAATCCATCCACCACGGGCCGAAGAACGCTTACCTGTTCGTTTCCGATTGCGGCCAATTCCATCGCTATTGCACGATCGCGGAATTGGAGCACTGCGACCAAGCCGACCCTATCGACATCAAAGGCTCAATGCAATCACTCGACGTGGCCGACACAATCCAGGCGGGTGATTTGCAATGGACCGACAGGGACGGCAAATACAGGCTATGCAATTTCACGATCGGGATGCGGGTCCACGAAGCAATCCAGCGGGGCAAGTCTCACGGGGAAAAATGGGTGTTCTATCGAAAGTTCAAGGAGGTGGGCGAATGAAAATCTTCATCCCAGGCGAAACGGTGGCGCAACCTCGGGTCAAGGTCTCGACGAAGGGCGGCTTTGCGAGGGCCTACACAGAGCGCGACCATCCCATCCATGCCTACAAACAAGCAATCAGGCTGGCCTACGTCAATGCAGGCGGCGAGTTGTTAGATGGGCCGGTTGAAGTTCGGATAGCTTGCTGGTTTGAACGACCGAAAGGCCACAGCAAGAAGCGACGGCAGCAGCGAGAACCGAAGACCACAAAGCCGGACCTAGATAATGTTGGCAAGGCAATCCTCGATGCCCTCAACGAAATCGCCTACAATGATGACGGGCAAGTGTACAGGCTGACGGTCGAAAAGTGGTACGTTGGCCCCTACGATTTGATTGGAACGATTATCGAGGTGACCCAATGACCAAACGCAAAAACATAATCCAGCCTCCCGAAGTTTGGGCGGCATGGTCCGAAATCGCCGAGGCGAAAGGCTGGACAATGGCCCGGTTTATTTTCGAGGCGGTGAACAAGCAATACGGGCTCCACCAAGAGCGACCAGGGCGAGGGCGGCCAAAGTCCAAGCCGGTGGCTTGGAAGCGGCAAAAGCGAAATTCGGGGCGTCGGTGATTGTCAACCCCCTTGGCGGTGGATAAGATGTTCACAAAGGAGAAAAACCATGAACTTAGGCGAACTTGTCAAGAGTAAGCGATTTTGGGCGGCGGCGGCTACGATTGCCGTCGTCGTTTTGAAGGATCGCGTACCACTCAGCGAAGATCAGATTCAGCAACTTGTTTGGGTTATCGGAGCTTGGATCGTAGGCGATTCGGTTCGACCCCTGCCAAAACCCGATGAGGTGGCATCGTGAGCCGATTGAAACTCGCAGATCGACGCTCAGCACGCCGAGCGGCCAGGGAAATCTGGATTGCCAGCAAGACCGATGCCGAAGTTGCCAAGCTAGTTAAACAGGCGGTTGACGGCGATGAGGATGCCCAAAAGCTTCTCTTTGCGACCCATCCCGAAATGCCAGTCGGCATCGATCCGGCTACGCTGTTTTTGCTTATCCAGATCGCTCTGAAACTTTGGATTTGGTGGCAACAAAACAAGGTTGAAAGCCCATCGGAATCGGTCGATTTGGGCGAACCGTTTGACGACGACGAATAACCCCTAGCCAGCCCGAACTTTACCGTTGCAAATAGGGGCTCGGTGAGTTGGCAGGGGCGAAATGGAGTGACGATGGCGAAGAAAGAAAACAACTGGATTCCTTGGGTAATCATTGGGGGCTTGGTCCTCTACGTGATGAACCAACAGCCAAAGGGAGGGGGTGATCCATCTAAGCCTGCCGGGGTAACTGCTGTTGTCCGGTCGACGATCCCATCGATTCGAGCGGCGTACAAGCAAGCATTCCTCGATGCGGCAGCGAAGATCGAAGCGGGCGAAATCGCCAACCAAGAACAATGGACCAAGTTTATCTCGGACAACGCAGGCGGGAAAAATCGCGAGGCGTTGGACCGAGTGTACACGGCGATCGATGAGCTTAAATTGCCCGTGACGTTTGCGGGGCGCGAAGCGGAGATAGCACGAATCAACAAAGAAATAGCGAGTGCGTGGTAATGACTGAAATCGGATTAATCACTTGGTACATCGTTCAGTTGGTCCTATGGGCAGGGCCTTTCGGCGTGGGGGCGTTCTTGGCGGTGCTTTTGGCTGGGGCGTTCTACGCAGGCTACTCGATGCGACTCAAGCCCGATAAGCCGATGGGTAACGTCAAAATGGATCATA